CCAAACCGGTCTTAGCGCACAATATCGGAACACGGCAGGAACTGATGCTTCGAGTGCGTTTGCTTACAGATTACAATCCACCGCAGCCGCAACTAACAACGTATCGTTAACTCAGTTGACATTAGGTAACGATGCGACCACGTGGAGAAGGATAACCTTTTACGAAACTGACGCATTTACCGGAGGATTTGACCCATTTGGACAACAGGGAATATTTGGACTATGACACACGATGAACTATTAGCGAGAGTTGACGAACGTCAACAGGCGATGGATGATAAACTCGATGCCATCTTAGAGCAGACCAAGAAAACCAATGGACGGTTGGACCGTGCGGAGGATAAGATAAGGGATCTGATATTATGGAAAGAAGTCAGGAATGGACAATTAAAGATAATTTGGGTCGTGGTGCTTGGAATCGTATCTTTAATCGGATGGATAATCAGCGTGATATCAGGATCATAACACGGAAACTCGGAAGAGAGAAAGCCTATGGACTCGCACACATCGAGGAAAAAGTCATCGAAATCGATCCCAGACAAAAGCCGAAAACATTACTGGACACCGAACTTCACGAGTTCTTCCATATCCGTCACCCCGAATGGTCAGAATCTAAAGTATGCAGAGAAGCAAGAGCAGCCACAAAGTTCCTCTGGTCACTCAAGTATAGGAAGATCAATGAATAAACTAATTAAAGACACCTTGATGAATCCTAACACGGGGCAATGGTCAAGGAAGAATATCACTTGTTTTGTTTCTTTCATGTGGGCTATAATCTATTCAGGTTATGGACTTTATTCTGAAAAGGATATACAAGAGTTCGTGGTTATTGGGTTCCTGTCACTAAGTGCAGGACTGTTGGGGATTAGTTCATGGGAAAAGAAAAACTTATAAAAATGAAAAACTATTTTGTCGCTGGATTGATCGGGTTGTCTGTTGGGTTTGCCGGTGCGCTTTCCTTTTACAGATACACGGAAAAGCCTTGTCCGATTCCTGTTATTCCTACTTGTCCTAAGTGTCCTCCCAATTCGATTGATATTAACAAACTGAAAGACTTCAGGGGTAAGTTTATAATCAATCAAACCTACGAGGTTAACAGTGACTCAGTAAGCAGGGAACTAATAAAGAAGGATTTTGAAGATGCTTTGAAGAACTTAAAAATTTCAAGGTGCAAGTAAATGTAAGGGCTAATTTGGTTCGGAGTTACATACTTGAAAATAACAAGTCAAAGAATCCGCTATCCAAAAAGAAACTGTCTGAATTGATTTCATATAAATACCCTGACTTAGGTGATCCGGAAGCCATTAGAAGTACGCTTAGGGCTCTGACTGGAAGTCACGGAGACTATAAAAGAAGTAAATTAAAGACTATTGAATGGATCACAATTCCTGATCCTGAAGTAGAGGATTATTCCAAAGTTGAGGTTAACGATAAAAGAATAGGAATTCTCTCGGATATTCATCTGCCTTATTACGATAAGAAGGCATTAGTATCTGCGGTTAATTCAATCAAGAATTTTGATGCCACTACGATTATTCTGAACGGGGATATAATCGACTGCTATCATCTTTCTAACTTCGATAAGGACCCCAGGAACAGGTCCTTTAAGTACGAGTTGGATATGCTCAAGAATTTCTTTGAGGATATCAGGAAAGCATTTCCGAAAGCAAGAATTCTTTATAAAATAGGGAACCACGAAGAGAGATACGAGAGGGCTATTCTTCAGAGGCTACCGGCTTTGATTGACCTGGATTTGGTGAGTTTTGAAAATGTGATTAAAGCCAAGGAGTTCGGGATAGAAGTTATTAAGAATAAACGAGTAATCAAGATCGGCAAGTTAAACGTGATTCACGGCCATGAGATAAGGGCAGGGATTATCAGTCCGGTGAATATCGCCAGAGGTTTCTTTTTAAAGACCAAGGCTTCGACATTAGGCGGTCATCATCACAGAACATCTGAGCATATCGAACACGATCTTAACGGAGATTTTATTGGATGTTTTTCGACTGGATGTCTATGTGGGCTGACTCCTGGGTATATGCCCATTAACTCATGGAACCACGGCTTCGCTCTGATGGAGAATTACGGGAATGACTTCCACGTTAGGAATCTCAAGATCATTAACGGGAAGGTCCTATAAGGTAAATCGTAGAGGCTCCAACCTTTTTAATTTTTAAAGTAAAAGTCTTAAACGAATAAGAGGTACTTGGTCTTTCCGTTTTGTCTGACGGCTTTGGTGATTTGTTTTCTGTTTTTTCCTTTGACATAAGATACGTGAACCCAGTCCGGTTCTTTATCGTTTCCAAATTCCCAGATTAACTGGTCAAATTCTAAGTTCTCTTTGATGTAATTAAATATCTCCGAGTTCTTACCTTTTCCGCAGACTTCGTTATCAATATCAGCCGCTTCGCCCCTTGTGTGCTGGGATCCGTTTGCACCTCCCATAAGCGTGTTATAAGCCTTTTCTCGATAGACTGATGTCAGACCTATCGGATAGCCCAAAGCCTCTCTGAGGGGGTCTAAAACGCTTGTACAGAGGTCCTTTATTCTTTGCAGTTCAAAGTGACCTGGTTTATTGGATACGCCTAATCTTTTAAGAAGATCCGGATTTGCCTTCGTTACCTCACCATAAGTGAAATATTTGGATATTTTCTCGTTGCCGTTCATCACTTTTTTTCGCCTAAAATATGCGTTTATAGCCTGAAATCAAAGATTAAAATAATTCTTTCCTATTTCTTGCAAGTGATTAAAGAAATACCGTGCTTTACATCATCAAACAATAACCCAAACAAAATGAAAATCAAGGCCAACACCACCCTTAAGACTCGTTCAATCGGAGACTATAATTGTATTTACTCTGCATTTGTTCATTCACGGACCGAAAAATCTTGCGTAGTTACTATCATGGGCAACACTAAGCGCACTAAGATATTCACCGACCGTGACGGTGTTGAATACTTGATGCCTGAGAAATTCTCAATGGCTCCAGTTTACAGGGCCGATGATAAACTGAACTTCTAAAACCAATCGATGTGCAGCAGAGAACCATCGACAAAGTCCTCAAACTTCTAAACGAGGACTCACGGACAAGAGACAATGACGAACTTCTCACCGCTCTTATCTGGTACAAGGAATGTCATGGGGATACCTCTGACTTCCTTAAACGATACGCACAAAGAGAATTCACTTCCGCTGAATCCATTAGAAGATGCCGACAGAAATTACAGGAAGAGTTTCCAGGTCTAAGAGGGAAGACCTATTCAATCAGACACAAATCAAACCATAAACAATTGTTTCAATGAAAAACTACCGAATCGAGTACATCAACAAACCGACAGGCGAATGGAGACACGTGATCTTCCGTGGTATTAATCCGAAAATGGCCCTTTCTTTCTTCACCTCCATCTACGGCTATCGGGATGTGATTAACGTGACTGAGTTATGATCTGGATTTATTTAAACCTAAAGTGGGTATATCCACTTCTAAACCAGCGACACCGTGACCGGATGCGCTTTGTACGGAAAAACTACGGAATGCTCGGAGATTACGCAGCGGAATTTTTTGACAAAACCTATAATCTATAAACCATGAAACAACTAACAGAAAACGAAATGACACCAGCAAGTACCCTCGCTCACATCCAGGCGCAGATTAAAGTGCCTAAGTCACAGGTTAATCAGTTCGGAGGATACAAGTACCGGAAGGCTGAAGACATCCTTGAAGCGGTAAAGCCTATTATCAATCCTTTGGGGTACTGGCTAACCTTGACAGATGAGGTCGTGATGATCGGGACACGGTTCTACGTTAAGGCTACGGCCATCCTGACTAATGGTATCAATACGTATAAATCCGAATCATTAGCACGTGAAGAAGAAAGCAAGAAGGGAATGGACGGCTCCCAGATTACCGGGGCTGCTTCTTCCTATGCTCGTAAATACGCCCTGAATGGCCTGCTGGCGATTGATGACACTAAAGATGCAGATGCTACCAATACGCATGAAGACACGTGGGAGACTGAAATAAACGGATGCAAGACGATGGCTGAGTTGACCGAATTGTATAATCAAAACAAAGCCCAGGTCGACCGGGATGAGAGGATCAAGAAACTATTCGCAAATCGCAAAACGCAAATCAAATGATAGAAACGATATATCTTTTAACTGTCATCTTTTGTCTTTATCTCTTAAACAAATACAGAAATGAGAACCGGTAAATTCACCGCAAGCGAGGTCTGGAAACTATTTGTCGAAGGCCGAAAGGGAATGTCAGAAACTGCGAAGAGTTACATATTTGAAAAGGCAGTAGAAGAGATGACCGGCTTTAGAAAGAGGTTCACTTCTAAAGAGATGGAACACGGCATAATCCACGAAAGGGATGCGTTCGAGGCTTTTAAGAACATTACAAAGCAGGACTGGATCCACACGGGGGATACTTACATCCCCATAAATGAGTACTCAGGGGCTTCGCCAGATGCTATCCTAATGGACGGATTAGAAACGATCGCAGTAGCGGACTTTAAATGTCCCCAACCTTTAACATTTTTTGAGCGAAAGAAAGACTGGATAGACGGTGATCCGGTGGATAAAAACTACTACTACCAGGTCCAGATGCAGATGATGGCTGCTAATTGTGAAGTTGGGTTTCTTGTTTATTATCTCGCTGAAGAGTTTGGGAATACTTACACCGGAGAGGTTGAGTTCAGATTTGAACTACCGCTTGAGCAGAGGATCTTTATCATTCAGATAAATAAGAACCAAGAGATATGGGACAAGATCAAAGAGAAAACCTTTCAGGCCAACGAGTTTAAAAACCAAATCATTAAAACTATATGAAATCACTACGCTATCGTGAGGACCTACACTACCTGAAGGATTCCAGGTGGCTCTCTGGGGAACTGTGCTACTGGAGGGGGAATGCGAATTACTCCGAAGAAACAAAGAAGAAACTTGAGAAACGACTTAAAAACATGATCTCTAAATCAAAAACCCTAAAAAATGGAAACCTTGCTTAAATACATTAAACCTACAATCTACTGGGCGATAGTCTCAGCAGCAACACTTTTTGTGGTCTTGATTTTAATTGGAACGCCAAAGGATACGGTTATCACGCTTTCAATTACGAGAATGTTCTTTGCGCTTATCGGGACCCAGTTTGTTTTAACCGCAGTTCTAATCTTTCTAAACCGATGAAGAAGATCATTAAAAAAGAAGATGCGGTCCGTCATTTGGCGATGACCATCTTAATGGGTGTTTCCTTTCTTCAAAAGAGGGACAGGGGACTCGCTACCTACTTTGTCAAGAGTTTACTCCAGGTTTTGGACGATGAGGACGAGGTGATCAATAGGAGGTTAGTAAACGAGATGGACCGCTTAGATATCAAGTTATGAATTACGAACTAAAGCCTTTAAAGAATAAGCCTAAAGGCCCAAAGTACACCCACCACAGATGGATTTTTAACCACGAAAAAAAGTTAAAAAAGTCCTACGTTGAACTGGTTAAATACATGGCGCAGGATAAAACCTACAAGGAAATAGCAGAAATTAAAAAGACTCATTTAGGTAGGATATTCGGGATGGTTGAGAATTTAATGAACCATCTGGGGCTGAGGAAAAGAACCTCATTGGTCATCTGGGCTTTAAAGAATAACTATTTAAAACTTGAGGATCTTTGATATATTTGCTGACCGATTTATCGGGCGTCTGTACAGAGGCGTAATAATAAACATTTTTTGACCCTTGGTGGGGAGTACCGGCTGTACCTGGGAAACCTACCAAGGGTTCTTTTTTTATGAATACAGGACAGATAATTAAATCAAAAACAACTGAAAGGTTTACTACCTTACCTAATGATGTGATAAGGTCTAAAGATTTAACGCTGGAGGAAAAGGGATTCTTGGCTTTTCTTTTAAGCCTACCGAGTGACTGGGTGCTTTACAAATCAAATCTTTACAAGGAACTCCCAGACGCTAAAGGAACCATTGACCGGGTATTTAGAAACCTTCAGGATAAGGGATATATTCTATCCGTTAGGGTTCACGATAAAACAGGCCAGTTTGTTGGATGGAATCATATCGTTTACGATTACCCATATCAGGTTGAGCCGAGTTCGACAAATGCCGAGGTCGGTCAAAGTGCCCCTATACTAAAGACTAATTCCATACAAAAGACTGATATTAAACAAAAGACTGAGGCAGAACTTTTGCCATTCGATGACGACCTGTCAAACCAAGCATGGAAAGAATGGACACAATACCGCAAAGAGATACGCAAACCACTTTCGCCTTCGACTACCAAAAGCCAACTTGAAAAACTTAATACGGTGGCTCCGCACACCAGGGCCGGGATGATCCGACAAAGTATCCAGAACGGATGGCAGGGACTTTTTGAGGTTAAAGAAATAAAAACCAAAGGAAATGGAATCAATTATAAGGACGAACTCACAAGAATTTATTCGGGACTTGAACAACCCCAATAACCACGGGGCCATTTTAAGGCGATTTAAGACCACTTTGTCTGAGGTAAGGGAATCATACCCAACGAAAGAGTTAATCAATCTGGGGGCAAATAAAAGCCATTTAGAGGCCATTGTTTCTGTACTTGTGATGAAGGCAGCAAGTTTGGTGACTTCTCAAGGCAATCTAAGAGAGGGCCACGCCTTGGAAATAGCGAAAAACATCCTATCGGATTATCCGCTATTAAGTCTGGAGGACATCAATCTTCTTTTAATGAACGGAGTTAAAGGAAAGTACGGTCAGATCTTCAGAATTGATATCTCAGTTATATACGACTGGATAAGAAATTACGAGGAAGAGAAAGCACAGGATCGGGAGATTCATTTAAAGAAAACCACACCGGAGACAGAGTTTAACTCTATAAGTCCAGAGACAGAGCAGTTAATTAACAACTTTGTAAAGAATCTAAAAGGACCGCAGTCTGTCCCGAATGTCTCAAGGTTAGAGATAGCCAACGCCAACGAGCCTTTAAAGCCTAAAAGCCTATCTGCTAATTACATCTATAATCCAGAGGCTGACCGGCTACAAGAACTTAAAAGGGAATATGGAAGGATCCACGCTGATCCTTATACAGGTAGAACTAAGCCGAACCATCCGACATTTCAGGAGTTTTTGGCCGAAAAGAACAAAAATCTTTAAAATATTTTTAGCCTAAAAACCGCTTAAATAGGCTGATTTTGGGTTTTCTGAAATTTTTTATAAAATATTAAAAAATAGTTAAAAATTGGATGTATCTTTAATGCAACGATATTAAAAGTATAAGATATGAAATATGTTTACATACATAGAAATAGGCACTCATTAGAGCCATTTTATATTGGAATTGGTAATAAAAAAAGAGCATATGATTTTAATAGTAGATCTAATGCTTGGAAAAATTATATTCAATTGAATGGAAAGCCAATTGTTGAAATTTTTTGCGCAACAGAAACAATAAAAGATGCAGAAAAAATTGAAATTGATTTAATCAAAAAATATGGTAGGAAAGATCTCAATAATGGTAATTTAATAAATGGCAATAATGGAGGTATTGGTGGTAGCAAAAATCCAAGAATTGTATCTAAAATGATTTTAGATACTGAAACTGGTATTTATTATGATTCAATAAAGGAAGCATTTCATGCTAAATGTTGCAGCACATATGTAATGCAAATGCTACATGGATTTGTAAAAAATAGAACATCATTAATTTTAATCTAATCAAACCAAACCCAAAAAATGACATACGACATCTACTTCCACAACTCAGAGAACTCCAACAACAAGGGGTTCCGAATGACTTGGTCTGAAATCATCAGATACATCAGAACCGCTGACCGGTCAGAATCTTACTGGGCAGACTATATCGGAGGCATCTTCCAGATTGTATGCAATGAAACGCAAGAGGTAATCTTTGAATCCACAATAAAATGAGAAACAATTACTCAGAGGTCATGGACAAGGTTCTGACCTTCACCAGCCCACAGGGAGACAAGATGAACGTGAACATAGTCTTTAATTACGACTACGACTCAGTGACCGGCAGGGAGGCGATAGGCATCTGGTCCATCACCCCAGAGTATGACTGGGTAACTACCGACATGATCATCGAATCAATCTTTGAAGCCATATGATATACGAATTCAGGGAAACAATAAACCACCCAACAGACAACGGTCGCTGGGTAGAGATTGACTACACCGCTGATATCGTGAATTACGATGAACGAGATAATAGCGCAACCGCTTACCTTGAGTCCTTTACAATCATTGACCAATCATTGAAAGAAGAGGATCTAAGCGATGGATGGGACGATACATCCTGGGTGACGTGGGAACTTGTTAAAGCAGAAACCAGAACAGAATAATATGCCTGACATCGCAATGTGTACCGGGGAACGGTGTCACCTAAAAGAGACCTGTTATCGATATTTAGCCAAGCCTGATATAGAGCAGTCTTGGTTCGCTGAATCGCCAATTGAAAAACACAAATGCAATTATTACTGGAAATATGAGAAAAATGTACACACTAAAACTACTTCCGGAACTCATCGAGGAACTCCGGCAAGAAGCAAAAAATGAGAATAGGTCCATGAATAACTACGTGGAACATCTACTAATCACTCATCCAGAAAGGAAGAAAGGAATCATTATAAAGAATCCAAAGAAATGACTGAGGAGATAAACGAGGAAATCGATCCCTCCAAATACTACTTCCATCTGAGGTTTTCAATCAAAGGAAAAATGATGATTGATGAGAAATACGAAGATATTGATCAGGCGGTAAGAAGGATGAACAATTTGGGGTCAGAGTGGAACATCCAAACACAGGTGGTCCCACTATACGCCAGCGGAGAGAGGAACGAAATGAGACTGGAACTTAAAGGATTGCCGAAATGATTGAACCGAATAAAATATACAACGAGTCTTGCTTAGATACATTAAAGAAAATGCCTGACAATTATATTGATTCTGTTGTCACCTCTCCTCCTTATTGGCAATTAAGAGATTATGGATATGATGGTCAATGGGGATTAGAGCCAACATTTCAAGAATACCTCGAGCATTTATGGCAAATGATGGATGAGATTTATAGAATATTAAAACCTCAAGGTACTTGTTGGATTAATTTAGGTGATTCATATTCTACTCAATCAGGAACAAATGCAGCTTTAGCAAGAGGTAAAAATTATCAATCAGATTCAACATACATAGTTAATCGTGGTGAAAGTGGTAAATTAATAAAACCAAAAAATTTGCCTAACAAATGTCTTTTATTAATTCCGCACCGTTTTGCTATTGGATGTATTGATAGGAAATGGATAGTAAGGAATGACATAATTTGGGCTAAAAGAAATGGTATACCTGAGTCTGTTTCTGATAGATTTACAAAAAAGCACGAATATTTCTTTTTTATGGTTAAGTCTGAAAAGTATTATTTTGATTTAGATTCAATAAAAAATAAAACATCTGATAATAATGGATTTAAAAATCCTGGTGATGTGTCAGATTTTTGGGATGTTCCAACAAAACCAAATAGTGAATCTCATTACGCTCAGTATTCTGATAATCTAATAATGAAACCGATATTATCAGGATGTCCAAAAGGAGGTATAATTTATGATCCATTTATGGGAAGTGGTAGTACGGCAGAGGCAGCATTAAGAGCGGAAAGGAAATTTATCGGCTCTGAGATGAGTAATGAATACATAAAAATTGCAAACCAAAGACTTCACCCATTACTAACTCAATATTCCTTATTCTAATGAATCAAGACCATATTGTTAACGCCAACAAAATGGCAGTAAACTGGTTGGTTTCTCAAGTAGAGGACCACATCGGACTAATCCCAGTGGATATTATTGAGAAAGCCAGACAGATGGAGAAGGAGCAGATAATGTCCGCATGGCTTGCTGGATTTGAAGAGACCAGACCTTACGTAGATCACTCAGAAGATTACTATAAACAAACCTATGAAAGCAACACTAACCTTTAACCTTGACGATCCGGATGACAGAGTCGCTCATCTGCGAGCGGTTAAATCTTTAGACCTGGCTTCCGCTCTGTGGACTCTACACCACAACACCGCAAGAAGACTATTGGATGGGTATGAGACGGTCACTCCAGAGATGTATGATGTCCACGAAAGGTGGATAGAGACCATTAAAGATATACTTGACCAGCACGGGATCAACATAGACGAGTTGATTGTTTAAGGGCTTATAAAGGACTCAAAGGCATCATTTTGGGTATTATTTAACTCATTATTATTGCTTTTATTTTTATTTACTTATCTTTGGGCATGGAGCAAAAAGAAAACTCTGGCGTTCTTTTCAAGGCAGAAAAGAAAACCGAAAAACATCCTGACTACACAGGATCATTGAAAACGGAATCCGGGGACTATATGATGTCAGCCTGGGTAAAGCAAGGAAAGAAAGGAGCATTCCTTTCTGTATCGATTAAAAAGAAAGAAATTAAAACAGACATCCCATTCTAATGCTACCAGTAACAAAGGGCCGAAAGCCCAAATACGACTTCTCTGCTCTGCTTACTGAAGAGTTCGCAGAATACGACTTCACCACCTCTCTCAGGGTTTGCGTGATTAACTACGCTAAAAAGAACAATCTGAAAATCTCCACAAGGAGGATCGGTGACAAACTAAGGGTTTATAGTGAAAGACAGGCTGGATAAGATATTCAGCCTTTTTATCCGATTGAGGGATTCCGATGAGTTCGGATATGGGAACTGCGTTACTTGTAATAAAAAAGTCTACTACAAGGAAGCCCATTGCGGACACTTCATGTCCCGAAGACATCTAAGTACCAGGTGGGATGAGGATAACTGCGCTCTTCAATGTGTCGCTTGCAATTTGTTTAACCAAGGCAGGCAGTATGAGTTTTCGCTTTATTTAGGACAGAAGAGAGCCGAACACTTATTAAACAAATCCCGACAGACAGTAAAGTTTACTAAATCCGACTACTTGGAACTAATAAATAAATATAAGTTAAAGGTAAAGCAATTGGAAAACAAAGTATCTTTAACGCAGATCTCTGATGGCACTCAGTCAGGCCCCCAGACGAATAGGGTAAAAAATCGTTGATAATTTGGGTTGACCCGGAGGGATAAGACTCTCCGGGTTTTTTTATGAAAGTATTCATCACAACACCAGCACTAACTCCGAACGGAGGGATCAGGGTAATCTTAGAAGTCGCACATAGACTATCTAAGTTCCACGAAGTCACCTTGTTAAATCAATCACCAGATAACTCATGCCATTGGTATCCGATTGAATGCAACATCGTAAACAACATAAACGAACTGGCGAAGGCTGATGTATTAATCATCTCATCTCCTCATGCAGTTGATTTGACTAAATTAAAAATCAAAGCAAGGATATTCGCTTTCACTCAGATGATTGAGCATTTATTCCAACCTTGGAATAGAGCCTTTAAACAAAAGTGCTTAGAGTTTTATAAGTTAGAAACGATTACCATTTCAGAGTGGGGGATTAAAGAACTGAGAGGATACGGCAACATGAAGCCGATTCATTACTTAGGGAACGGAGTTAACTTGGAACACTTTCCTATTTACTCCAATAAGAAGGACGGCAAGACAATCCTATTAGAAAGCCCAGAGCCAATCAATCCAACCAAAGATCGGGACAGATTAGCCATTAAAGTAGCCAAGAGATTAGAGAGCGAAGGATATAGAATTATCGGCTTTGGGACTATAAAACCAAAAGAGATAAGCAGTTTCTACGTTAATCCGAACCTTGAGACCTTGAACGCTTTGTACAAAGAAGCAACGATAATGATCAAGGCAACTATCTGTGATTTCAGAAGTACTGCACCAATGGAAGCCGGGACAAAGGGAACGGTAACCGCCAGAGCAATAACTCAGGGAGATGATGACCTCGTTAACGAGTACAATTGTTTAAAAGTGAATTATTCAGAGGATGAACTTTACTTTGCATCAAAGAGACTTTTAGAAGATTCTAAACTCAGAGCGAGGCTTGCAAAGAATATGGTTAATCATATCAAGGAACATTCTTGGGACAAGTACATAGACCAGTTCAATAAAATCATCTCTGAATGAAATCGGTCCATTCCTTATCTGGCGGCAAGACATCATCTTATATGGCAATTCATTATCCGGCTGATTATAATGTATTTGCACTTGTAACGATAGATGATAAGAACTGCTCACCAAATGATAAAGGATTAATTAAAAAGGTAAGTGATAAAATAGGAAAGGAATTTATTGCAACTGCTGAGGATGATTCCACATTAATTGCAATGTTGGATTTAGAGCAATTGTTAGGAAGGGAAATAATTTGGTTAACAGGTCTTTCCTTTGATATTGTTGTAAAAACAAAAGGCGGATGGCTTCCGTCAAAATTAAGAAGATACTGTACTACTGAAATGAAAATCAGACCTATATGGGATTGGTGGTATAAAACAATCGGAGAAAAGATAAAGATGGGTATTGGTTATAGATTTGATGAAATTGAAAGGGCTGAAAGATTCAGTACATCTTTTAAAGGCGTAACAGGAAAAAGAGGAACGAGAAATAAATGGGAAGAGATAGAATGGAGAGAAGGATGGTTCCCTCTTATAGATGATAAAATAGGACATTATACTGTTTATCAATGGGCGCAAAAATCAGGAATTAAGTTCCCAAAAGATTCAAATTGTGTAGGATGTTTTCATAAACCAAATCAACAATTGAGAAAAAATTGGGATGATAATCCTAATAAAATTCAATGGTTTGCAAACCAAGAAAAAATTGGTAAAGGAACGTGGAAAGAGGAAATATCATATGAACAAATTAAGAAAATAGGACTGCAACAAGATTTCTTTTTTGGAACAGGATCAGGATGTCAGGCTGGATTTTGTACGGATTAATATGCACGATCATTACGAAAATACTTTAGAAAAAGCAGAAAGAATTAAAAATATGCGAATAATCTTAGGAGCCGGACAATTCCAAAGAGAGCCTAATTACGAACATCAAGACCAATGGGCTTTTCCAGGAATAGACCATGTATTTAATCTCAACGAAAAGTGGCCACTTGAAGACAATTCCTATATCTCAATAATCGCCTGCCATGTGGTGGAACATTTAAAAGACTTCCTCCACTTTCATAATGAAGCCCACAGGATCCTTAAACCCGGTGGAACGCTTTACTTAGAAACCCCCAGCGCACACGCAAGCCCAGACCTTATCTGGTCGGATCCGACACACGTAAGACCTTATACTCCTCATTCGTGGATTAATTACTTAACCATCGAAGGGATTAATAAATTCGGATACACGGATAAATGCTGGGGATCTTTGCATATCGAAACCAGACAAGGGAATCTTATCGTTCACGCAATGCCAATCAAATGACTTATATAATAATTTTCACACTACTTGCAGTAGTTGTCTTTTTGAGAATCTATAACGAGTACAGAGATTATAATTCGTGATCACAATCGTAGCCGTTCAATACTTAGAGCCTGACTATAATCAGACCTTGGACTGTCTGAAGAGACTTTCTTTGCCGGTTATTTTCGTTGACAGAAAAGGAATAGGATCGTTAGCGGAAGCCTATAACAGAGGTTTCAAAAAGGTCCAAACTGAATACACCTGGTTTATTTCTAACATCACATTTAAACCAGACGTACCTATTAAGTTACTTTCAAGCATTCATAATTACGGAGGAGTAAGCCCTAAGTTCGCTTCTCATCATAAGTTTATAAGAATCGGGAAAGGAGTGCAGGAATCCAAGTTCGTAGAATTCACCGCTCCGCTTATAAGGTCGGAAGTTTATAAAGAAATCCAATTAGACGAGAATCTGCCTTATTGGGGACATGATATCGTTTTTGGGATAGAGTGCGAAAAGCGAGGAATCAAATTAGCAATAGACCACACGGCAGAGATAGAACATACTTATATCTGGGACTCCAAACCAAACCCAATAACTGAGAAAAGAAAGAAACTCAGATTAGCACAAGACAAGCCAACGGAGGAATATTTAAACTTAAATTATCCGAATTGGAAACAATACTTATAGACTTTGACGGAGTTTTAACAGACGGCAAGAAATATATCGGTTCGATAGGGTCTTTTTATTCTGTACACACAAGAGACAACGTGGCCATCGCTGAACTGATAAGCATGGGTTACGAAGTGATAATCGTGACCGCTAACGGGGATCCGGTGATAGAAGAATATGCAAGAAAAAGAAAGTGTAAACACATCTGGTCAAGAGAAAAGAATATAGAAGCGGAAATCGCAATAGGGGATTCAACCTTTGACATTCCTATGCTAACGAAAGCCAAGAAGAAGTTCTGCCCTAAAGATGCCCATCCGGATGTAAAGAAAATACCAGGCATAATAGTTTTAAACGTAAACGGAGGAGAGGGAGTGATTGAGAATCTTTTATTTTACTTATGATACAGGCAATAGCGCACGAATTAAAGTTCTGGAAGGAGTTTGTAAAAACCGCAAGATTTCTGAACGGATGGGTAGCGAATATCAAAACGCCTGAACTCCATCAGCCGGTCTATGATATGTTAAAGAAAAAAGACCTCAAAGTATTAGACCTTGGAAGCGGAGTAGTTTCTATCCTTAATGGAACCGTTAAAGATTTAACACCATGCGATCCTTTGGGTGAACTTTACGAATGTATTTTCGATTACAAGAAACACAAACTGCCACCACCTCTACCGATAGCAGCAGAGGATTTAGAATTTAAAGAAGAGTTCGATGTGGTGCATATCTCTAACGCTTTAGATCACTCCCAGAATCCAAGGAAGGCTTTTGAAAAAATGCTCCAAGCATCAAAGGAATATGTAATCGTTCAGGGATTTGAAAACGAAGCCATCTTTGAGAACTGGCAAGGCTTCCACCAATGGAACATGACCTTAGACGAACATTTAAAGATATCCGGAAAGAACGGCATTAATTTAAACTCAAAAGAATTCAACCTTGAAATCATATTAAAACAAGTCATACCTTTGGACAACAAAAACTGGATAATCTTTATCGCAAAGAAGAATGCCAATACCTAAGCCAAGCCCTGGGGAATCAGAACAAGAATTTGTTTCACGTTGTATAAGTGAAATATCAAACGAGTACGACCAGCAACAAGCGGCCGCTATTTGTTATAATACTTTCAGAACCGAAGCAATCAAAGCACAGGTAAAAGAATTCCTCCAGCCCAAAAACGAATCTTACTCTGACTACCCAGACGGAGTAAAGAACAACGCTAAACGGGTTTTAGACTGGACAGAAAAGAACGGATGGGGATCATGCGGAACTCCAGTAGGGAAGCAACGAGCAAACCAATTAGCCAAAGGAGAACCCATCTCAGTTGAAACAATTAAAAGAATGTACTCGTATCTCTCAAGGCACGAAGTAGACCTGGAAACCTCAACATCCTACGGGGACGGATGCGGGAAACTCATGTACGACTCATGGGGAGGAAAAGCCGCTTTAGGATGGTCAAGAAACAAACTAAGAGAATTAGGACTATTAAATGAATGACATGGCAAGACCTCTAATCTTCAAGACTCCAGAAGAACTGGACAAAGCCATTGATAAATACATCAAGCAAGAAGAGAAGCCAACCCTCGCAGGATTAGCCTATCACCTTGGTATTGACCGACATACGCTCTATAATTACAAAGAAAGAGAGGAGTTTTTCCACATAATTAAAAAAGCGACAGACTACATCGAAAGCCAATACGAACAAAGGCTCATCTACGGAAACAATCCGACCGGTCTCATCTTCGCATTAAAGAATATGGGATGGACCGATAAACAGAAAATCGAACAACAAACAGAACACTCTGGTGGCATCAGTATTAACTGGTCGGATCCAGTATAACATAGCAAAGACCAAGGTCGCTCTACAATCTTTCAAGGCTTACAAGTCAGGAAAGAGGTTTATCGTCAATCAAGGAGGGTCAAGATCGGGGAAGACTTATTCATTAGTTCAACTATTAGTCGGGTTAGCGTTAAAGGAAAAGGTCAGCATCTCAGTCTGTTCGATTGCTTATCCTCATCTAAGGAAAGGCGTAATAAGGGACTGGATTGAGATTATGGAGAACTCAGGGATGTATGACCCTAATTCCCACTCACTAACAGAAAGCCTTTACAGGTATCCAAATGGGTCTTATATCGAATTCTTCTCAGTAGATAACTCGTTAAAAGTACGGGGACCAGGCAGGGATATTCTTTTCGTAAACGAGGCTAACCTAATCCAAAAGGAAACCTTTGAGCAGTTAAACATGAGAACCAAAAAAGCGGTTTTCATTGACTACAACCCAGCAGATGAGAACCATTGGATATACGACCGGCTCCTACCGTTACCGGATACAGAATTTATCCAAACGACCTTTTTAGACAATCCATTTCTTCCTGAAATCCAAAAGAAGCAAATCGAAAGCCTGAAGGATGCTGATCCGAATCTTTGGAAAGTTTACGGACTCGGAGAGAGGGGGACCACACAGAACACCATATACCACAAATTCGACCTCTACGATGACGTACAAGGCGACTTCTGCTACGGGCTGGACTTTGGCTTCAACCATCCTAATGCGCTCGTAAAAGTCACCAGAATCGAAAATAACCTATACGCAGAGCAGAAACTTTATCAGTCGCACTTAACCACAAGCGACCTTATTAAACAAGTGAAAGAAATAGTAGGTAATTCGCTCGTTTACTGCGACACGGCACGACCTGAGATTATCCAGGAACTAATCCTAAACGGAGTCAATGCATACCCAGCAGACAAGAGCGTAAAAGAAGGAATAGACTTCATCAGAAGCCATAAACTCTTTATCCACAGGGAATCCACAGACCTTCAGAAGGAACTTAGATCGTACAAGTGGAAGCAGAAACCTACTGGGGAGATATTAGACGAGCCGGTAAAGATGTTCGATGATCTCTGTGACTCCTTCAGGTACGGGGCTATTTCATTTAAAAATAACTACACATCACCAATCTTAATGGGTTTCAGATGAAGATAACAATCGAACTAAACGGGGTAAAAGTCGAGAAAGACATCCCCACAATGTGGAAGGAAGTCACCTTTGGTCAGTTTCTTAAACTCTCCGAATGCGAGGATGATATTTCTAAAATACTGTCATTGCTTACCGGAATAGAAGTAGAGACATTAAACAAAGCCAAGATTCAAAACTTAGAGAAGATAATTACTTTACTTTCATTCCTTAAAACAGAGATGACCTTAGAAGTCCCTAAGACTTGCATGGGATATGAGATACCTAAGAACCTGGAGTTTGAAACCATAGGACAATTTGAGGATTTAAAGTTAGAAGCACTCCAGATGAAGGATGTTAAATCATTTGAGAAGTACGCCTTATTCTGTGCGATATATGCCGTTAAAGAATATGATTATAAGAAAGCAGAGGAATTAGCACCTGTCTTTTTAAATGCGCCATGCGAGGAGGTCATGGCCATCGGAAATTTTACATTACTGAAATTAACAGAATTGACGAGCGGCATAGAAGTCAACTGGCCCCCTCAAAATACTCTAACGAGGAAGTTATTGCTGGCTTTCAACGCCTATCGGAGAAATTTGGCTTTTACAGTACGTTACTTTATCTGGAAAAAGAAACTCCGTTTACGAGAAAGGAGTTACTAAAATGGTCTGTGTCGGAGTTTAACTTTAACCTCATATATTTGTCTCACTATAACCACACGATAAAGAAATACCAGGAGATCCTGAACAATAAGCATGGCAACCTATAACAAGTTCAATTCTTTCGTAGAAGCCGTCAATGAGAAGAAACACGACTTTTCAACTGATGTTATTAAGGTTGCTTTAACGAATACCTCACCGAGTGCTTCCAATACGCAACTTTCAGACATCACCGAAATCAGTTATACCTATTGCTCAAGCAGGACGGTAACGATTTCCTCTTCTTCCCAGACTTCAGGAACTTATAAGGCGGTAGCGAATGATTTAGTTTTAACTGCTTCCGGTGGGGATGTTGGGCCGTTTAGATATGTGGTTTTTTATAACGACACCAGTACAAACGATCTGTTGATTTACTGGCTTGATTACGGGTCCTCGATTACGATAGCAGACGGAGGAACTTTAACGATTGACTTTGGATTGCAAATGTTTTCGATGATATGAAACGGTCAGAGGTAAAAGACTTCATCCAAAGCGGAGCGGAACTGCTTAATATTCCTTTTGAAACGGGAAGGATCACGGAGTTTAACTCCTCAAGGTCTAACACGTATCCTTTTATCTTTTTAGAGTCTTTAAGCGTAAACACCGCTATTTCCTATTCTTTGCCTACAGATACCTGGAGTATAAGGCTTCATATTGCTTTTAAAGATTCCATCGATTCAAAGATGGACCAGTATGAAGACTTGATAGACCAAGCGGATGACATTGGTAAGTCTTTGGTTAAAAGATATAACGATATTCTAACTAATTATAACCTTGTCACTATCTCAGGGATAACGAGGGTTCCGTTTATCAAAAGGCACGCTGACTGTCTTACGGGTGTTGTTTTGACATTTACATTGATTGCTCAAGATGTGAATGGTTGCGATTGACAACATATTAAATAAATACGGACAGGTCGGTGTTCAACTATTAAAGAACGCTATATCAGGTCTTAAAGCGACCGGGAAGACTGAGCAGAGTTTAAGATATGAAGTCATCCAAGAACCAGGGGTTAGCACGTTAACAATCTACGGACGGGAGTTTTTCAAAGCGTTAGAAACAGGACGGGGGCCGGCAGAAAGGAGCGGACCTCCTGGATTCCCTGAGAGACTTGAAGAGTATATGCAAGCGAGGGGGTTTCCTTCTAAGACATCAAAGAAAGGCGTAAAGTATTGGAGGATCGGGGATAACTGGTATTCAGGGAAGAGCCTTGCGTATAAAATCAACACCCAAGGGGACAGAACGTATAGAACCGGAGGACGGCAAGTTTATAGCGATGACCTTAGTAAGTTTGTGGAGGAGTTGAAGCAAGTGGTAAGGGATACCGCTTTATTTGGCTTCAGGAAAATAAAGACGAATGAGTAAGATCACGAAGATAGGGTTACCTTCAGGTGGGACTACGGGTCAGGTCTTAAAGAAAAAGACCGGGACAAATTATGACGTAGAATGGGGAACAGGAGGCGGAGGAAGTGGTACTGTGACATCGGTGGCTACGACTGCACCTATTACAGGCGGGACTATTACGACTACCGGAACGATAGGAATCACCCAGGCTACGACTTCCACGGATGGGTATCTTTCTTCGACTGATTGGAATACGTTTAATAATAAACAAAGTGCTTTAACCAATCCCGTCACAGGAACAGGAACTACCAACTACCTTCCTAAGTTCACAGGGGCGAGTACGATAGGAGATTCTCAGGTAAGAGATAATGGAACAGGTGTAGCCATAGGA